TAATATAAATAATTTTATTAATAGTACTAATGTTTCATTTAATAGTAATAATTATTTTGGTATATCAATACACGAATTGTTAAGATATTTACGTGTACTAGGCGACCAATTTATTCAATATACAAATAATTTTACTAATTTATTAAATAGTACACCAGAATACCCTTATAATAATCCTCTTAAATTTATTATTAATAAAGTTTGGGAAAATCATAATACCGAAAAGGGTCTTGCTTTACTAGATAAAAATTTTCAACAGAATGAGACATTTGTTTTAAGAATATCTAAAAATAGTAATATTTATTCAAGTATTAACTATCTTATTAATTTAGATATATCTTATTTTGGTATGTATAGTACTAGTGACTATAATGAATTTTTAACAACAATTAAAAGTCAATATAATATGAGCAGCATAACAGAGTATAAAGATACTGTATTAAAGAAAGTGCAAGTAATTGATAAATTAGTTATTAATACACTCTATCCATACAAGATTAATTTTAAGACGGATGAAATTATAGGTGATGCATCATATAGTATTGATTTCTTAAATGGTGAGAATATAATGTCTGATTATACTATTACGGATCCAAATACATATCCCGACGAACTACTATTTACTTCACCTCTTAATATTAAATCATCTGAATTTATTACAGTGAAAAAGAAGAAGAATTATAGTATAACTAATAGTACATTCTTAGGATATATGTATTCAATTACATTTGATAATTTATCATTAGTAGATAGTATATATTTTAGAAATTATAATCTTACTATTATGAGTATTAGTGGTAATACGATAACTGTATTGATACCATTATCTGCAACAGAAATTGGTAATATAACTGAAATAAATACAACAGATATTTTTGAAATTAGAAATAATATATCAATACTGTCAACTAAAGTTATTAATAATAACATATATCTTACTTTTTTGAATAGTAGTATAGTAGTTAATAATTTTGTAGCTAATAAAACATTATTACGAACACCAAAAAATATTTATATGTTACAAATTGATAATACCAATCCTAGTACACCACAATTTTATATTACAGGAAATCCATTAGATAGTTATGATTGTACTATTATTAATATGATGAATCCTACTAATATAGTTAATATGAATCAGGGGATTTATAATATAGTATTATCTTCAAGTATTATCAATAATGGATTATCATCATATCTACCAATTGATAAAAATATTATTATTCCAATGGATTTTAAATATAGTAATAGTTCTGTTTCATTGACGCCCTTAAAAGTTGATAGTATTCAAGATAATATCATCCAATTTTATTTTAATTCATCTGATATTACTACGATTAATAGTACGACTGGATGGAATACTGTAACTAATACAAAACGTATTGGTCATGATATTACAAATAGTATTAGTAAATTAGAGAAAGTAGCTGATTACGCTTATTATTTTAATAACGTTATACCAAATACTAGCAGCACAGTTATTTTTGTATATGATACTACTAATAATGACATTGATGTTAATAATAATATATTTGAACCAGTTAATAATACGGTACAAAAGACATCTATGATGGTTAAACATATAAATAATATGACTAGATTTACATTAAATACATTATTACCATATACTGATACTACTGATAAATTAAGTTATATTCAAAAGAACTTTTGGACAATCACTGATTATACTATTGTTGATAATATGATGACCATCACAGTACCATCTGATTTTGTTATTAATACGAATAGCAAGTATTATTACAAGATTAATAACACTGTTATAAATAAGGGATCGTTCTTATACGATGGATCTAAACTTACATTTACTTGGAATGATAATACGACTGGATCAATTGTATTTATTCAATATTATGTAGAAACTACAGTTGGAGTTGTTATGATACCATTAAATAATATGAAAGTTAAAATTACATTAGATTATCCCTATCAATACACTACTAATAATAGTTTTTATATATTACCATACGATTCTAATGGAAGCGAATTCAAGAATTACTTTTATATTTTAAAGACTTCATCTAGTTCCAGTTTGAATGGTTTTGGTATGATAGAAATCACAAATAATATTATTACATTATATAGAAATGGCACTATTTATAATGGTATTATTTTTGATGAGTATTACGATGGTACTAGTAAGTATTTAATCATTTCATTAAATGAAAAATTAGATACTACTTTGAGTTATACATATAGTTTATCTGATATGATTATTAATAATGTTGATTCATTAGCATTTTATCAAGATTTATTATTTACCGGTGATACACCATATCAAGATTCATCTAATTATATTTATATCTATACAAATAGTAGTATTAATAATTACATACCATTAGTTGGTAGTAATAGGGCAAATAGATTTTATTTAATAGGCTATTCTAGTTATAAATTAACCAATTTGTATTATAATCCAACATTCGTTCAGAATCCAAATATGATGAAACAAATTGTATATACTACTACTACTAATACAGTGGTAGAGAAACCAAAGTTTAAAACATATGATAAATTATTCTCATTTATTAGATTATACTTTAATGATCAAATGATGGAAGAGATTAATGAATATGTATTTAATATTAATTATCATTTATATTCAACGGAAGAACAGAGACGACAATTAGATAAAATGGTAGTAATTAGAAAAAATAGTTGTTATGAATTATATATTCCATTAATATTCTGGTTCAGTAAGAAAGCGGGTATGTCACTTCCAACAGTTGCATTACCAAATACACAACTTAGATTAGAATATAAATTGAATGATCTCAAGTTAGTTCTTGATAACGACTTGACTGGTAATTATACATTTAATGTTAATCCAACTTGCAAGCTTACCCTTTTATCTGAATTTATTTTATTAGATAGTATGGAGAGAAAATTATTTGGTTCATTTAGCCACGAATACGTTATAGATAGATATATAAATGCTCCATATAATAATGTTACAAGTGATAATGTTGTATTAGTTAAGAATTGGTCTGGTCTAATTAAGGATATACATTTTATTGCAGAACCTGAAAATTATCCTGGATTAAACTATTTCCCAGAAATAACAAATAATTATGATTACCAATACCAACGTTATGTAACTGCTCTTAAATATTATAAAATGTATCAAACTACTAATTATTTTACATCAGCAGAACAAAGAGAATATAATTTGGATATTAATATTATTGCAAAGAATACTATTGATCTTAATAACTATATAATGTCAAGCACACCAGGGCAAGGTAATAATGATAAAATTCAAAAATATATTGATTATTTTAGTAAATGGTCTATATGGGACAATTCATATGAACTTTTAAAATTCATATTATTTTACGATGAGAAATATATTAGCTTTGTACCTGAAGATCAAAAATTATATTCTATTACAATCTATTTAACTTATTTGTATTCTAATAAACAAACCATACGAGAAGTATCACCTATCAAATCATTATTATTAAAAGTTAATGGAAGTGATTTATTTGCAGAAAGAGATTGGAGTTATTATACAAATGTTATACCCTATCAGAAATTTAAGAATTCTTTACCAACAGGATACTATACATATACCTTCTCATTATATCCAACAGATGATCAACATTCTGGTCATCTTAATTTTTCATTCTTTGATGATATGGTGGTAGGGGTACATAGTAATATAATGAAACCAGATGGAACTTCATATGGTCCCTATAAATTAAATACAGTTTTAAGAGAATATAATATATTGAGAATTATGAGCGGTATGGGTAATTTGGCCTGGATTAATTAATTATGAAAATTTATTTATAAATTAAAAACCAAACCGCCGATACCGTGTGATGTTCTAAATAGATTATACTCTATGGCGTATGCTCTCATTATAGCTGGATTTTGATAATTGATAATATTATTAAGTGTTACTTGAATATATGCATCATCCACCTTACTAAAGTTCATTGAACCAGATGGTTGTATATCTCGAGGATTTAATGCAAATGAATACATATATATTCCTCTCTGACTATTCATAAAATCATATTGATATTTTTGGATCAAACTGTAATATTCAGTGTTATCTAAATCCATACGATTAATTGAATTGATTACTAATTTATTTCTTACTATTAAATCTTGTTCTGTTGTTGTGTATGGCAATGAGGTATAGATAAAATTATTATTAAAGTTTTTGTTTGACGCTAACATTACACGCCAAACAATTAGTTTTATTGGATTTATAAGTGGTAGTTTATATATAGTATTGACTGAATTTATAATTTGATCGGGAAGAGTTTGTACACGAGGAATTAAATATTCGTGAGAATTATTCATAAAATTTAATCTCTCATATGTATCTAAATAAATATAACTTACTAATAAATAGGCTGATACTATCGATGGTTGGTTGAACTGAAAATAATTAGAATCTCGTACAACCACAGTATTAGCAGTTATATTCATCTTATAATTACTAGTATTACCGGTTAAAACATAATTCGTGTCATTATTTTTTGTTGGAACTAGAAATGTTCCTTTTATTGGATTGTAATATAATCTCATATTAACATCATCAAATGATATAAATTCTCCTACCACTTTATTATTTTGATATTGTTGGTAAAATTGTTCACCCTTTTTGTATAAACAAAAATTATCATTCATTGTAAGATAATAGGAGGGCGAAACCTTATAACAATTATTGAAATCATTAAATTCTACGTGAATCTTAACATCACTATGTGCCATACCAATTAATGGCAATGCTAATCCAGTATCCATACAAAACCAAAAAGATAATGGTATGTATAATAGGATTTGCTCTTTTGTTTTGGTATAGGTTATCATTTCTGGTGTGTTACCAATCATTCGATTATATGATCTGGATATTCCCATACTAGTTACCATTTCATACCATATATTTAACCAATCTCCGTAATGTCTATCAATAATAGTACCACCTATTTCTACTTCTACGTAATTTATTAATGCTAAACCTATTTTTGATACCCAACTAAAGTTTTTAAGAGAAGAAGATGATGTTGAAAAGTTTTCCATAATAATATTAGGAAGTTGTACACAAATATAAGTCATCCCCATTAAATCGGCATTCTTCCCAATTGCCACTGTACATCTTCTACTAAAATCGGGTGTTGTTTTGAAATATTGTGGCGTTGGCTCAATAGAATAATTGGTATGTCGTTTGTAAGCTATTTTAAAAAATGTAATTTCAGGTTGAGCGGACAAATATAAATTTTCCTTCCCTATTGAAACTAATAATAATAATCCAAGTCCCATATAAAGATAGTTAGAAAAACGATCTTTATATATTTATTATTAATTTATTTAAGAGCGAAAACCATTAACAAGAAGTCCAAATGGATTCATTGAGGCTAAAGCTAATTGAACAGTTTGGGCAACTTGTTGTTGTTTTGCTTTTAATTTGTCTGATTTTTGTTCAACTAATACTG